GAGATGAACTGGCGGGATAACCCGTGGTTCCCCGAGGACTTGGACAAACTGCGTCTACACGATCAAGCGACGAGACCGCTGTATGAATACGAATGGATCTGGGAAGGCAAATGCAAACCCGCCGTCTCTGGTGCAGTTTACGCAGACCAGATGGCCGAACTCTTCACCGGAGGACGTGTTACAGACGTTTCGGTGGATGCGTTCGCTCCTGTCTATGCTGTCTTTGACCTCGGATGGAACGACGCCACCGCCATCGTCCTGTGCCAACGGCATCTGTCCAGTATCCGCGTCATCGACTACATCGAGGACTCCCACAAGACGCTCGACTGGTACAGCAAAGAGTTGAGGGACAAACCCTACACGGTGCAGGAACTCTTTCTGCCGCACGATGGGGCGCACGACCATCTGACCGGCCAGAGCGCTCAACGCACGCTGGAGGATCTGAACTGGCGTGTCAGCATCCTGCCGAACCAACCAGTGGAGGAAGGCATTCGGGCGCTTCGAATGGCTTTCAAGTCCCTCTACATCGACAAGAAATGCGCGCGGCTGATCGAGTGTTTGAAGCGCTATCGTCGTATCATTCCAGCGACCACCCGCGAGCCATCCAAACCCTGCCACGACGAGTTCTCACACGGAGCGGACGCATTGCGTTACACCGCGCTCGCCGCTCCTGACATGCATAGTCATCGAGCCGCTGACGGTGGGCTGAAGCTCCCGCCGCTCAAGTTTGAATACAGCTTCAAAGGTTACTGATATGTCAATTTGGTCGGATCACGCCATCAAAGAGCTGCAGGAAAAGGTCGCCTGGTTGGAGAAAGAGATTGCGCAACTCAAAGCTGAAAAGGCCGGTGGACCCCGGAACACTGGCACCCTCACGCGCGGTAATGGCCCGGGCAAGCCTTCGTGACGCGTTTCGCAAAGCCGTGGATGGTGAACATCGCTTTGGCCTGCGCGAGGACGCTCGACCCGAGCTGGATCAGCGTTGGGATCGCTGCATTGACCTGATATTGGAGGTTATGAAGTCATCATGCTGATGAGCGGCGGCAGTACTTTTACCAATGCGGTGAGCGGTGCCACCTATACCTCGGGGACCACCCCCGATGTAGGGCCTGCGGATGTTCGCTTGGCGCTGATCAATGGTTGGAGCGAGATACAGCCGCAAGGGCCGGGTCTCGTGGCACCTCCCGCGCCCATTCCGAACGCGTCCTTTAACGGAACGAGCAATGATGGGCCCGCATTGCAAGCAGCCATCACCGCCGCCGGCAGTACGCGGACTACCTTAAACGTGATTGGTCCGATGCTTATCGGCGCCAATTTGACGGTCCCTTCAAACATCATTTTATCTTTCGCAGGATCGGGTCTGCTTCGACCGGCAGCGGGCGTGACGATCACGATCAACGGCGCAATCGCCGCCGGCGCATGGCAGATATTCGACACATCTAATAGCGGCTCACTCATCAATGGAAGCCTGCGCAATGACCGCGCCTACGCAGAATGGTTCGGTGCGATTGCTGATGGCGCCACTGACAGCACGACCGCCCTCAACAATGCGTTGGCTCTGGCGCATGCCGCGAGTGACATTCCAGTTCAGTTGCTTGCAGGGACCTATGTAGTCACGAGCACTCTGGTTGCTACGGGACAATCCTTTACGCGCCCCAACCTGCAGGGCGTCAGCAAGAAGCAGACAATTCTGAGCTTCACCGGCATTGGGGCAAGTTCTGTCTGCCTCAAGATACGGGGGGGCTCGGGTCAGATTACAGGCGACGCTGTCTCTGATCTGACGCTGTTGGGAAACAGCACCTCTATTCTCCTCGAGTTCAACGGCGCCTGCGGCGCACGGGCGAGAAATGTTCTCTTCAGCACCGGCGCGGTCGGGGTTCGTTGGCACAACGAATTGGCGTCCTCCTTTACCGAATTCTGCACGGCAGAAGGATGCGAAACGGGCACCGGATGCTTGCTCCCTTACGAATACAAAGTCACCTCGGGTAACAATTCGTTTCACGGCTCCGGTCCCGGGGGCGGCACCGAGAATGTGGTTCAAGTCGGCGCGAGTGGCACGACTGTTGTACAGGCAGACGGGACTGGATGTTTTGTTTATAACGCTCCCTGTCATCTTCAGGTTTTTTGTACGTCCAGCAATGTCACGATATTTCAGAACAACAACTCAGTAGCGCCTGTTCCCATTTCATTCGCAGGCACCGTCAGTATCGAAACGGCCTCGACACGTACGATCACTCTCGGCGCAGGTGCCCAAGTGTTTTTCGTGGGCCCAGTCAGGCCCATTGGAGTGACCAATCTGACGGGCGATAACGTCGTTGCGGGTACTTTCCTGCGAGTGGAAACCGTAACTGTGCATGCGGATAGTTCCACCTCGTTCTCTGGCGCCAAGGCGGGACGCAAATTCGCACTGACCGTTCCCACGGCCTCCATGGCGGTGATCAGTATCGCGAGCGCCTTTGCCACGGCCTGCCGATTGATCGATTTCAATCTCTTCGCTTCCAACTACCTGAAGAGATTCCTGTTGCTGGCAGATTATTACGGAGACGGAAGCACGGGCATCACTCCCGTCACGGTCGGACAGCATGGATCGCTCGACAATCCTGGCGGCACATTGGGTTACCAGCAGAATACGTTCACAGGAGCCGGTAACGGCAACATCAACGTGTCCGTTCCTACCGTTGCCAAGGTGGCTACGGCTTCCTTTACGGGCGGTGAGACGCAATGCAATCTCACGCTCAGCTGGCAGTCACCGGGGGGCGTCTACAATTGGCAGTTCTCCAACGGAGACGTGCGCGCGGTCACCTGTGCCTTTCAATCGACCGGACCGCATACGTGGACAGGGGGCCTTTCAGGCGCTGCGACGACCGCCATTACGGCTCAAACATGGCCCAATGGGAGCAGTACGTTCACCGCCCATGTCATGGAGACGCAGATTTCCAACGGTCAGCAGGCCAGCGGGCACATGCAGTTCTAGCCCATGCCAGAAACTAACGAAAATCAGGCAAACACTCCGAAAAGCAAATCAACCGGCAAGATGACGGATGAGGAGCTGCTAACGCTCATCCGTAACTACGAGAATGCCTCTCTCGGCTCCTCGGTGGCTGCGGGCGCCACAGTCTCGACGACCATCTATCCGAGCAATCAGGCGCTCACCACGCTCGAAATCGACCGCTACAACGCGCTGAACGCATACCTGGCGCGGCCCTTGGGCAACGAGATTGAGAACCGCAGTCAGGTCGTGTTGCCGACGCTTCGCGACACCATCGAGTGGATCATGCCGCAGTTGATGCGCATGTTCGTCGCCACGAAGACCGTATGTCGGTTTGATCCGGAAGGGGAGGCGGACGCCACACAGGCCGAGCAGGAAACCCTGGCGGTCAACCACGTGTTCATGAGCCAGAACAACGGGGTGATGGTCCTGCACGACTTCTTCAAGGATGCGCTCCTGATGCGCAACTCCTATGTCGAAGTACATACGACAGAAGACAAGTCGGTCAGCGAAGAGCGCTACAAAGGACTGACCGAAGATGAGATGACTCAGCTTCTGCAGGAGAGCAAAGATCAGAAGATCGAGGTCATCGGGCAGAAGGAATACGCGGTCCAGATTCCGGGGATGCCGCAGCCGCTCCCCGTGTTTGACCTCCACATCCGTAAGTCCGGCAAGACCAAGAAGGTCTGCGTCACGTGTCTGCCGCCCGAAGAGATGCGCATCAGTGCACGCGCCCGGGAAGGCATGGAGGATATTCCGTTCTCCCTGCACATCGCGAACCAGTCGCGTTCGGACCTCGTGGCGGAAGGGTACGACCGAGCGTTGGTGGACTCACTGCAATCCGGCCGGCCCAACTGGCTCGAGATCGATGCACTGGCCCGCAACGTCACGGTGGACCAGCTCTCGATTGAGAATCCTGCTGATCGGGCGATGCAGGAGATCGAGGTCCGCAAGGTCATCATGAAGGTCGATTACGACAATGATGGCCTGGCCGAACTGCGACGCATCATCGTGGCCGGCGACAAGATCGTCGAGAACGAGGTGATCGAGGAGACCCCGTTCGTCTCTGGCGCTCCCATGCGCATGCCGCACCGGCACACGGGCATGTCGATCTACGACCTCGTGATGGATCTGCAGATTATCTCCACCAACCTGTGGCGCCAAGGGTTGGACAACCTCGCCAACGCCAACAACACCCGTGTCGCCGTGGACTGGCGGCGGGTGAATTTTGATGACTTGCTCACGTCCCGGCCCGGCGCCCCGATCCGCGGCGATGGGCCTCCGCAGCAGTGGATCCAGCCGATCGAGATGCCTTCCAATCTCATCGAGCAGGTGATTCCGGCGCTTCAGTACATCGACCAGATGCGCTCGAACCGCACCGGTATCGGCAAAGGCACGATGGGCCTGGATGCCGATGAGCTGCAGAACGTCACCAAGGGTGGGCAGTTGGCCTCCATGTCTGCTGCAGCACTCATTGTCGAGCTGATCGCGCGCATGCTCGCGGAAGGCGTCAAGGGGATCTTCCTCAAGATTCACTCCGAGTTGCGTCGTAACCAGGACAAGCCGCTCGAATTCGAGCTGACGCAGGGCAAGTGGATGAAGACCGACCCGTCGCAGTGGCGACGGCGGACCGGTATCACCCCCAACGTCGGATTGGGTTCAGGAAATAGCGAGGAGCGCCGCGCCAATGCAACCTTGCTCGGACAGGCGGTGCAGTTGCTCGTGCAAGGCGGGCTCGCAGGACCCAAACAGATTTTCGAGGCGTTCAAGGTCTACTGCGATGCGTTGGGCTATCAGAATCCCGAACGCTTTGCGCTGGATCCGGCTTCGCAGGAGTTCCAGCAGCACCAACAGCAGATGCAGTCGATGCCGAATCCGGCGGTGCAGGTCGCGCAGATCAAAGCGAAGACCGAGGAAGCCAAGCAGAAGTCTGAAAGCCAGCGCGAGGTGTTACGGCTCGAGGCGGAATTGGCGCAGGCGCGCGAGAAACTGATTGCGGACCAACGCAAGCACTTGGACGAACTGACACAAGGTGCTCATGACGATTCCCGCAATCGCCAGGTCGAGCTCACCCAGCAGCATCAGGATCTCATCAACAACCTGATCAAGATCTTCGGCACCATCGAGGCATCGAAGGCCAAGGCCGGCATGGATATCACCGGCCAGATGGTGGGTGCGGACATCGACCAGGCCGCAGGGGCCATCGAGCACAACCAGACGATGGTGCAGCAGGATCAGGCGCACCAACACACGATGCAGCAGCAAACCGCCGCGCAACAGGCCGAGCAGAAAGAGCCTGAAGCTCAAAAGCCTCGCCGTCGTACCGGCAAGATGAAGCGTGAAGAGGACGGTAGTTACAGCTTCGAAATGAGCGATGAGTGAGATGTGGCTACATACCTGGTTCGGCACCTTCCGGGTGACCGTTCCAGGTGACTCCAACATGGCGCTGCTGTGGCGTAAACGAATCAAGAGGCGATAAATGGCTAAAGTCACTCAGATCACGATCCCCTTGACCACGCTCACCGTGGGCACGCACGGGCCATTCGCTTCCGGGAATCTCCCTTCGACGCTCGTCGGCTATCAGGTGGATCTCATCAATGATGCGACCTGGCCCACCTCGGGAGGGGATGCGGTGCAACTCGTGGTAGAGCAGAGCAATGACGCAGGGCTAACCTGGGCATTCGACGCATCCATTACGCTCACCGCCACTGCTTGGACAGATCGCCATGGCACGGTGGTGAACAGTTCCACCTGGGATGTGCAGTTGAACAACCAGGGTTCTACCCAACGTCGCGTGCGGGTAACGGCGAATGTCTCCCAGGTCTGCAAGCTCGGAGCGACGGTGAGTAGTGTGTGACTGCATCGATACTGCAAGAGCGGCAAACCTCCAATAGCTCCGCGTCCGCCTCTTCGATTGCGCTCGCGTTTTCGAGCGCTGTCACCGTCAGTAGTTCTTTCCACACCGGTTGCTCAGGGGTCGATACGGCGGCCTCATTTACGTGTTCTGATTCAGTCAATGGTACTCACGGCGCCGCTCTCGATACGCTAGATGAGGTGAACGACACACAGCGTGTTGCCCATTTCAAGTTTGACAACACCGCTTCCGGCACGCCGACCGTTACGATTACACCGAATGTCTCTGTCGGGTTTCTCGCGATCTGGATTCGCGAGATCGGTGGAACCTCGGGTTACGACTCCCAGCACAAGGCAGCTCAGCAGGCCGCGCTGGGCAACGGCACCGACAACATAACAACCGGAACGGCGGCGCCCAACACTCAGCCGGGACTCCTGTCCGGATTGTCGGTGTGTACATCCAATTTCGTTCTGCCGGCTACAGGCTCAGGATTTACTCCGGGCGCGAATGGATGGACATTCGGCACATCCAACACCGCATGCACAGAGAG